ATTAAATTCTAAAATTTGATCTGCTAAGTGAGGGCAACGACTACCGGTAGTAGCAATTTCTCCACTTTTAAATGAAATCTTCAGTTCTCCTTCTTCTCTAAAAACAAATCCAATAGCATCTGCGTTTGCCATCAACTCATTTTTTAGCTTACCGGTAAGGTTTAGCTCGTTCATATTAATCACTTTGTTGTGATCTTCATCTATAATCGTGTTAGTCTTGGTATGACCTACAACGATAATACCCTTAGTAGCAAAGTCTTGCAGCTTCATAATAGCTTTAATAACGGCTTCGCGTACAAGTGAAAAACCTTTACCGTATTCCATATCACCAATAGTAGCAACATTGTTTTGCTTGCATACATATTGCTCAACCCAAGTTGCTAAGTTGTCAATTGTGTCAAGCGCAATGTAATCATATTTAGTGGCTGTAGCTGCAAAAGCTTTGCTCATAGTTCTGTACGCTTCTAAGCTATTTACATTAACTTTTAATGCGTCTAAGTAATCTGTACCTTGTTCTGTGTCAATAATAAGACAGTTATCTAGTTTTGCTAGAGTTGAGGTCTTACCCGCTTTAGGTGATCCGTAAAGCAATAAAAAACGCGGGTCTTTAATAGCTGCTTTTGTTTTTGTAGTAGGTAGGTCCATTTTCTTTAGTGTAAATGTGTTCTTGTATCAATCCATTCTGTAATTCTACCTGCGTGCAGGTCAGAAACAAATCTAGTGTATCCTTGAGTACCATGCCTGTTTTTTAACACATGCATAGCTATCAAATTACGTCCATCTTCAGTTACAGTTGGAACGTGCTGTCTTCCATATACTTCAAGTCCTAACAATGCAGGTTGATGCATTACTAAACATACGTCTGTAGCATGATACAGCTGTTTAGAGCCGTGTATGTCAGTTTTAGTAGGAAAATGCAACGCTGCTGCACCAGGGTCTCTTCGTATTGAAGATTCTATCTTGTCATTAAGTTGACACAATAAAATATTCAAAGTATTAAACTCTTTTCGAATCTGAATAAACATTTTACCCAATTCTGCTAACGTTTGTACTTCGTTTTCTCCCGCCATTTGTTGTACTAACAACGCATGATCTAGAGTAACAACGAGGTTATCGTTAGGAAACTTCTGGCGCATCTTCTTGATCGTATTGTACAAGTCTTCACGCGTACCAGGAGTCTCACAAAAATAGATAGGTTGTTCTTTAATCTCTTCGAGCTTTTGCTGTATGACACCAAACTCGTCTTGGCCTAAGGCTCTATCTGCTGAAAGAATATCTCGATATGATATGCTTGTAATACTACTGAGTTTTCTAATAATCTCAGAGCTAGCGCTCATCTCGAAACAAAAGTGTAAAATCTTACAATTGTGTTTCTGTAGATTAGGATCAATAAAATCTTGCAGTAAGTTGTTGAGCATATAACTTTTACCGTGGCCGGATGCGCCACAAAGCATATAGGTTTGTCCAAATTCAAAACCTCCAAGCAAATATCTATTTAAAGAGTTCCAACGTGACCGCATTATTTTGCGCTCACCTGTCATCGATGCGTAGATTTCTTGTTCAGTTTCTTTTATAGATGCTCCTATTTGTTTAATTAACAATCCTTCAGAATTGCTGTTCGCTTGGGAGGCTGACATTACTTTCAAAATTTCTCATTTCTTTTATAGCCTCCCATTGACGGGACACAAACCATTTTTCTATACCCATAGATATTTTTCTATTATCTACAGCCCACTTTAGTTGGGTCATAACTTCTTCGTGCAAACCTCTCTTAACTATCTTACGATAATAAGTTTTTTCTAAGGCGTCTAAGTCACAATTACGTGCAGGTACTTGCTTGCCGTTTATGTGTATAAATCTGGGAAAAGCGTCTATAAACTTCTCAGCGCAAACCCATTCAGCTTTGCCTTCATAGAGTTCTATAAACTTATCAGTAGCCTCATATTGATCAAGGGCGTAACTGCCCTCAGGATTCCAGTTGTATATAAACTTTCTATCAATTAAATCTTCTAATTCTTCTTTGGTAACTATGTTTTTGCTTATTTCTTTAAGCATGTATATAAGATTGTATTTCTTTTCATACATGGTAGCCAGAAAGGTATACTGTCCTGGGGTTATTTTAGCGTCGCGCAAAAACTTTACGAAGCGATTTAAATCTATGGTCATTGAAATAGGTCAAAGGTGACTCTATCTGACTCGATTCCTGCAATCTTGTAAAGCAAATCATCGACTCCTTCTAGAGTCACGGTGTTAGTATTTTTTTCCTGTCTTTTTCGCAACCACTTTTCATCTTGTGTATTCTTTATATACAAGTTAATGATGAATGCTTTTTTTCCTTCTTGAAATCTAATTGCACGTCCAGTACGTTGAATGTTTTGTCTACCCCCCGAGGTACCACTACAAATCAACGCTACTTCTACTCCAGGCACATCTAAACCTTCGTCTAACGCTTTAGCAGCGTTGATTACTCTGATGTCTCTCTTATCGTCCTCAAAGTCTTTAAGGACAGCTTCTCTCTGGTATTTAGCCATGTTGCCGTGATACGCGGCTGACCAAGGGTGTGTAAGATCGGTAAGCTTTTTTGTAAAATCTATACTTTCGCTAAAAGTTATCATCTTTAAATCTACGTTGTTCACAATACGTGATGCAGCTTTAAGTTTAATAGGATGATTGTACAAATAAGATTTACGTTTTGCTAAGTTTTTTTGAAACTGAGCTGCCCATCCCATTACTTGACTTTCAGCAACTCCTTGTTTTCTAGCTACGTTTGCTCGAGCTGGTTGGCTTTTTAAGCAATGCATTGCAGCTCCAAAGTCATGACCAAACTTAGAAAAATAAAAGTTAAACTCATCACTCATCTCTTGGTACTCTTTTCTCTGCTCTTCGCTAAGCACCAAGGGTACATTGTAAGTCACAAATTCAGAAACATAGCCTTCTTTTAAGGCATCAGTTAAAGTAATTGTGTCAACAACAGGAGCTTTAGTTCTAATTAAAAAATCTCGGTTGTCTCTTCTTTCTAGTGTTGCAGTTAAACCCAACACCCATTTGTAAGTAACGAGAGAAAAGATTTTACTAAATACAGAACTAGCGTAGTTATGTATTTCGTCAAGGATTAAAAAATCGCATTCTCTTACTCGTTTGATACCCGTATTAATGACCACGACCTCAGTGTTAGTGAGGCCGTGATTCTTAATTTCATTACTCCATTGCGTTTTTAGATGCTTAGTAGGCACCACAACGAGTATGTTGTAATCTGGATATTGTTCGTTCGTCTTCTGAATAGCTAGTATTGCGGTGTAAGTTTTACCAAAGCCAGTACACGCTTCAAGCGTGCCTTTGCACTGATTTGCTACCCATTTACGTAATACTTCTTTCTGTCTGTTTAATTTTTTGCTATTTACTTTCATTATATGCTATATCATAGCCAGGGTTTCATTTCATGATCAAGGATGCCAGTACTTAGTGACTGGAAAGTAGTTATTGCTTGGAACTATTGAGTAAGGTAATCTTTGCCCTTCAGTAGCGTAATCTCCTACTGCAACTACACCGTAGCTATTAAGTGTAGTCGGTGTAAGCAAATCACTGTTGAATGCAGTTCTTTCAGCGTTGTACAAAAATGAATCATCCAACACATCTGTACCTCCAAATGCAGCAGTCGTTAATGGAGTGGGGTTGTATAGGTTCAAATTCCACTCAGGTTGATTTAAACACTGCCACCAGTTATTGACATATCCAAATGGATTTGAAGTAGCCTTTGCATCAAACCAATCGTTGAACTTCCAAGAAGCGTGATAGCTAGACTCAGGATCATATACAGGTATAACATTAACTACTTCGTTTAAAGCATCTGTTAATGGTCTGTAATAACTAGCAGCTGCATACGCATGGTCTGATTCTATTACGTCTCCGTCTGCAGTCCATTTAGTTACAAGACCATTCCAAATTATTAAATCATCTACTGAATACGTGCCATCCATGTTGAAGTCGTACACCAAGGGTCCGAATGAATTGTGGAATTGAAATGCAGGAGCATTACCGAACCAGTTGTGGTGTCCAGTTACATCGATATTACGTTGTATTCCGTCTGCAGTAACAGGTATAGGATCTTGAGGTAACACAGTAGGATTACCAATGTTAGCATTTATAAATGGAGTTATAATATTTGTTGTAAGATCCGCTAAATTGTTACACCGACTTGGTGCGAATCCTACACCTGGAAGATTAGGCACTCCTTCTGCAGCTCCTGTATTGTATACACTTCCAAAACTTTCAGTTACACTTCTAGGTGAGGTTGAACCTGCATTAACCTGCCCAAATTTAGGACTGACGTCGTACAGCTTAAAGCTAAAGTATTCTTTCAAACTCATGAAATCACACATAGCAATAATGCCATTGTACATTTCTAAGTCGTTATACTCTTTAATGTCTCCTCCCCAATCTGTAATACCAGGTTCTCTTTTTCCAGAAAGCTCACTGAATATGTCAAACTGATTGATAATACCATCGTTGTATATTCGATTAACCTTTGTGTTAGTCTCAAATCCTTTTACAACTCGGTTGGGTACAATTTTGGTTTCAGCTTTGTTTGCAGTAAACGCCAGTGGTACAAACGTAGGTTCGAATAAAGGATAATTCCTGTCAAC